CTACTTGAGAAGACGGCCGGCCGGATTATCTTCTGCTGCACCAGCTTGAAAATATCCAATCACGCTCGCCACGGATCGGTGCTCGGTCATCGCCATGACCGCCGGCAACGGCACGCCTTGTTTCCCCGCCTCCGTAACAAATCCCGAGCGGAGACTGTGTGCCCCAAAATCCCCTTCCAGTCCCGCCAAACTGGCCCTTCGCTTCACAATCGCAGCCACGGAGCCCGGGAGTAGGGCAGGGCCGATCCGTCCTTTCCAGATCCGCCGGAAGATCGCGCCCTCTTGAATGGCAGCCGCGTCCAGCCAGGCTGTCAACGCCTCGGCGCTGCGCCCTAGGATCGGCTTATCGGGCGTCGAATCCGCCTTGATCCCCGCCTGCTGGGTCTTCGAGTACTCCAGCCGATAGATGTAGCCATCCTCGCCAGCCTTGCGAAGGTCGCGCATATCCGCGGCCGAAATCTCGCTACGCCGGCGCCCCCCACTGGCAAAGCCGAAGCAGAGTAGGGCGCGGTCACGCAGGCCTTCCAAGCTTTCGTCGCAGGTCGCCAACATGGCCTCGAGCTCGGGGCGTGTGATGGCTGTCTTCTTGGTTGGCCGCTCGCCGCGTTTGACTGAGGCGCGTCGGGCGCGACTCAACAGCGTCCTGACACTGGGCAGTTCGCACGGATTAGTCAGCCGCTTGAGCTTGTGAGCCGTCGACAGCACGGCCACGCGCTGAGTCACTGTCGACAGCTTCAGTGGCCCGATCTTGGCTTTGAGCCCAGCGGCGACCAATGCCTGATCCAGCGCCGGCGGTAGCTCGCTGGTCAGCTCCGCCTTGCTTCTACGCTGAATGTGATCCACCAGGAACTGAATCACAACCGCCTCGCTGACCGGCAGCGCCAGCTCGATGCCATAACGCCCCTGATGCCATCCGGCCCAATAGCGCAGGGCAGTGGCATAACTGCGGGTGGTGTTCGCTGCAGCTGCCTCGGCGAGCAATTCGCGCACCGCATCGGCAGCCCGCTGGGCCAGCTGCTCTGGCAAAACTAGGTGAGTGGCGGTCGCCGGCAAGGTCGAAGTAGTGAAATTGTGTATCATATTATGTAATGTACGCTATGAATACAGTCGTGTACTAGCGATAATCATCACTTATCGCCAGTATGGAATCAACGGGGCAGGGCGCCCGCACAGGAGATAGTTCAATGGCTCGCGGCATCACGGAACTGGACGTGCACGGCGCCGCTGACGCGCTTGTCGCAAGGGGCGAGCGCCCGACGGTGGAGCGCGTTCGGACGCACCTAGGTACGGGATCCCCGAACACGGTAACCCGCTTGCTGGAGACTTGGTGGCAAAGCCTCGGAAGTCGGTTGCACCCTGAGAGTCCAGGCGTGAAAGACGCTCCGGCTGTGGTGGGCAAGCTTGCCGGGCAATGGTGGGCGCTAGCGCTAGAACATGCGCGTGAGGTGGTCCTTGCTGAGTTCTCCGAGGTGCGCGAGAACCTTGAACTCAAGCAAGAGGAGCTTCTTATCCGGTCCAAGGCGCTTGCAGGTGAGATGAGTGCTGTCCTTGCGAGGTCAGAGGCGGCAGTTGCTGCGGAACGCCTCTCCTGCGCTCGGGCCACCGAATTGCAGCGATTGGTCGATCAGCTTCAGCTGCAGGCTGCGGAACTGGCCGAGCAACGAACTGCCGCTATTCAGCGGCTTGAGCAAGTGGAGGCCTCACGCCAGGCGCTCTACGACAGGCTCCAAGAGACTGAAAAATCAGCGAGATCTGAGCGCGAGAGCCTGGCTGAGCACGTCAGATCTGTCGAAAACCGCGCATTGGGTGATCTTGATCGCGCTAGACAAGAGAGCAAGGTGTTGCAGGCGCAGCTAGCCAGCGCACTGAAAGGACATGCGTCGATTGAAGCAGAGATGCGCGGTAACATCGAAAAGGCACGCACAGCCACTGCGGCGGCAGTACAAACGGCGGACAATCAGCGGGGCCGATGTGCAGCTCTAGAAGAGCAGCTGGCCAAGCTCCAGAACTTGCCGGCGGATCTAGAGGCTGCGCTTAGGAGAAGCCAGGTGACCGCTCGCCCACGGAAGACAAGCTCCAAGCAGAGAGCTAAGAAAAGCTCACCGAAGGACACGAATTAGGAACACTGGCTCGGTCAGAGCCCATCTCGGGACATCAATTAGGATCCCTATTGACGATGATTTGCTCCTAATTGATGTCCCGGCTGGCGTTTTGGGTAGAAAAAAGCCTTTGAATTCAATAGTGGGCGCGATCTAGGAACAAAAGGACATCAATTAGGAACACCGACAGCCGGCGTAGTACCTCATGAGGCTGGCCGCAACTTTACATAATATACATTCCCAACTTCTTCGAAGCCGGAAGCCCTTGCGGCAGTAGGCGTGCCGCCGAATCCAACCGCGATCGCCAGCACCATGGCCGTGGCAGCGAGCTTCCGCCAAACCGCCTTTTCCTCGCGGCTGATCGCTCGCGCTTCGCCGACGATTCCCAGCACGCGCGCAAGCGGAACGCCCGTCAGTCCAGCGAGCGTTGCTGACACCACCGGGTCCGGTAGAGCTCGGCCCTTTCGGTAGTTCGATACCGCCTGAGGGCTTACGCCAAGGCGCTTTGCAAGGTCCTTCTCCATCTGGACCCCGCACTCTTCTTTCGCCTTGTCAAGCAAAACATTTATGTCCATTGGACTATTAGCCCCTTGTATTGGCAGTACAAGGGGTATTTAATCACCCCCGCACTACATGGACCATGTAGTGCACCCGCCACCGGCTCCCCTAGGCCGCTGGCGGGGTTTCTAGGGGCTGGGGGCAGGGGTAGGGGCATGACCGTAGAGTTCACGTTGACGTACCGCACAGGCTGCATTGCGGACGATATCCACGCACGCGACTTCATGAGGGGCCTGGGCCTTTACTGCCTTGACCGCGGGGTCCACCCCAAGCTCGCCGCCGAGAAACGCCATGACAGGGCAGGGCGGGCCCACTGGGTCGTAATTGCCGATCTGCCTCGCGGGTTCACCGCACCACTTCCGGACAGGGCTGGCCTTTGGCCTCACGGAATGACCCAAGTGGTACGCTATCGCGGTCAGGTGGCTGCTCACGCAGCGGCTTGGTTTGCCGGCCTGTACACGCGCTGGTCGATATGCGTGCTCCCCGAATTCCTTACGCATTCTCAGAATTCGGCACCTGACACTCTTTCCGGCGTCTCGCAATGAGCGCCGTCGCCTGCATCGTCTCCTTGATTGCCGCCTGCATGTGCATCGCCTTTGGCGTTGTTCGCATCGGCAATTGGCTGATCGACGCCCGCGAGCGGGCTACTTCCCGCCCAATCCGTGACGCCGCATTCGTCGCCCAGGCACGTGCCGAACTCCAGCGCTTGGCCGGTGCGCGCCATGACTGACTTCAAATGGGGATTCGTTCCCGGCCTGTTATGGGGCCTCCTTGCTGGAGCGATCGTTGGTTGTGCAGTAGTGATGATCGTCGGCAACGCCCTTATGGAAAAAAGCGCTCAGTTCTACCTTGAACGCGGTCAGCTTGAGCAGAAGTGCATTGCTGGCAACGATGGTGCATGCCGCGTCCTTGAGGCGCGCAAATGAGCCGGACCACGTGCGCTTTCTGCGGCGACCCTACGTCCTACTTCTTCCCCGGCGGGCTGTGTGCAGCCTGCACGGGCAAGCGCGCCCGCATCAAGCTCGATGCTGCGCCCCCTCAGCGCACGCCTGAGTTCACCGCGTTTGACGACTCTATGAGCGTCCTGCACGCAGCTGCGCGCCGTACCGAAATGGCCGCGACCAAGGTGCAGAAGCACGGTTTCTCGGCGGCGGCCGGAGGCCGGCGCCTTGGGCTTGTCCATTCTTCAACAAGTGACACGCACCGCGTGTCGATGACGCTCGATCCAAACCACATCCGGTCGCTGCGTCTCAAGAAATCCCTCATCACGGGTGCAAGGCTCCATGACCAAGAAGCGAAGGCAGGTTCATTCCGTGGTGCGTGGTACATGCTCACCACGACTTACCGAAATGGAAGTGACGCTGGCCCTCGTGACATTAGCGAGGCACTTAAACGCGTCAGGGGCTTCTTCAATCGAGCTGTACGACTTCGATTCCGGAGCTACCGTCCGCGTTTCCGTTACCTCTGGTGTGGCGAACTCACTAAGGCCGGCGTGCCCCATTACCACGTCTTGATCTGGATTCCGCGCGGAATCTTCATTCCGAAGCTTGACCGTCAAGGCTGGTGGCCCCACGGCCATACGCAGATCCAGAAGGCCCGCAACGCGGTGGGCTACCTCGCGAAGTATGCGAGCAAGTTTGTTCCCGACATGGTGGCAGCGTTTCCGAAGGGATTTCGCACTCATGCGGTTGGCGGGCTCAACGAAGAATCCAAGCGTGAACTTCGGTGGTGGAAGGCCCCGAAGACCGCACGCGATGTACTCGGCGCAATGGCCGATATCCGCAAGGCCTTGGGAGGCTACGTGGACAAGATCACCGGCGAATTCTGGCCCTCGCCGTGGAAGGTCATCACAGACAAGGGCCGGATCATCGTTTGGAAAATGGAGCTACCCGCATGAGCAAGATCATCATTCGTACCGCCGTCGCACATCCCCGCTCGATCCGTGGCAAGAACAACGGCCCGAGCTTCAATTTCAACGAGCAGAACGCGGCGATCATGAAGGACGGCGAGGACTTCCCGCATCCGTTCCGCATCCGCCTGGACGACGGGCAGCCGCCGTATCCGGCTGGTGAGTACACCGTGGATGGCTCCAGCTTCGTTGTCGGCCAGTACGGCGATTTGCAGATGGGGCGTCGTGTCGTGCTGGTCCCGATTCCGGCCACTCCTGCGACCGCCTCGGCTGGTCGCAGCGCTTCGGCCGCCTGATATGGCGCGGTACGTCTACGAGTGCTTGCAGATGGATCAGCAGACCGGCACCTGCACGCAAGCCGCATTCGTGCCGCGCACCGAAATCCCCGACCTGACACCTGCCCAGGTCACGGGAATCTTGTCAGCCGTCGCTGTCGCATTCGCTACGGCGTGGGCTTACAAGCAACTTGGCAGGACCGTTCGCTCATAGGAGAAATGCAATGGAACTCGACGCAACTGCCGCACTGACGATCCTCGCCACGCTGGGTGCAAGCATCGCCGCAATCGGTGCAGCCAAGCTGGCGCCGGCGGCTATCTCGGTCGGCTTCAAGTGGCTCAAGGGTGCCATCTTCGGCTGATAGCCGATGCAACACGGGGCCGGTCAATCCGGCCCCTTTTCATAGGGGAAATCCATGCTCGCTTTATTCGTCTTGTGGGCCGGAACACAGGCCCTTGCAATCATGTTTGAGGACTGACCATGCGCAGTGGTCAACTGCTGTCGGCGCTGCTGTTCTTGATTGCCGGTGTCGCGCTTCCGTCGCACCGCGCTTCGGCTCAGGACTTCTCGCTCTGCACCCAGGTTGTGGCGGAAGCGCGACTATGCCCCGATCAGGGCAAGGCTGCTGCTGCTGCATCGTCCGTCGCCGCGTCCATCGCCGCTCAGGGCTGCGGCGGACTCGGCCCCAATCGTGTGAGGCCTGAAGCCCCGGTTGTGGTCACCTTCAATGGCTCCGGTGCGGTGCAGGTGCGCTTGGTTCACGCCACCAGCGGCGGCGGCATCTGCAACGTGGTCCGCACCTATCCGACCAACACCCAATGCTCCAAACGCCCCGAGCAGGTGGGCGGCTGGAAGGCACCTGGAAGCAACATATACGCAAATGTTTGCGAAGACGGTTGCATGTACTCCGGCTCATTGGATGCGTCTGCGTCGAACGGCATCACGTTCTCCCCAACCGGAGCTATTTGCAGCACCTCCGACGCACCTGCGCCAGAGACCGGCGGCGGCAATGATGGTGGTGGCGGTGGCGAAATCGGGGGCGGCGATGGTGGCGGCGATGGCGGCGGTGACGGCGGCGGTGACGGTGGTACAGGCGGCGGCGATGGCGGCGGTGGCGGTGGCGGTGGCGGTGATGGTGATGGGGACGGTGATGGTGATGGCGATGGGGACGGCGACGACGATGACGGGGAGGAGGGGGGAGAGCCAGGCGGTGAACAACCCAACGTTCCATCGCCCGAATATGAGGGTGATATACCGTTCCCGTGGCTTGATGGGCAGATGCCGTCGAGCAGTGAGGGGCAGTGGAGTAGTGGTCTCGGTAACGGCTCGTGCCCCGCACCTAAGTCTGTGTCGGTTGGCGTAGGCGGATACTCCGCATCGCTTGAGATCTCCTTCAAACCACTTTGCGACTTCGCACTGCTGATTCGCGGCATCGTGCTGGCGGTCTCGGCGGTCGTCTCGGCTTACATCATCGCGGGAGTGCGCCGCTAATGGCCTGGCTCGTATCTTTTCTGACGTCCCTGCTTGGTAACGCCTTGGCGCGTGTGCTGACAGGTGCAGGTCTTGGCCTCATCACGGGCGCGGCTCTACTTCCGGTGGTCAAGTCGGCGTTGCAGTTGATCATTACTAAGTTCGGCGGCATCGCAGGCGATATTGCCAGCGTGATGTTGCTTTCTGGATTTGGCGAGGCGATGACCATGATCGGCTCCGCCATCGTTACCAAGATCGGAATTGATGCCGCCAAGGTGGCAGTTGCAAAGGGCGCTAAAAAATGATGTATCTGATTTCCGGTCAGCCCGGCAACGGGAAGACCCTTCGCGCCATGGCCTTCATGCGCGACACCTACGAGGCCAACATGGCCCAGGTCAAAGAAGGCAAGGCGCAGCCACGTCGATTCTTCACCAACGTTGCAGGCGCTACGGCGGAGGAGAACCCTGAGGCGTTTCCATGGGTGGAGAAGCTGCCAGATCACAACGATTGGACGAAGCTTCCCGACGGCTCATTTGTTCTCTACGACGAAGCCCATGCCGACGGCAACACGGCGGGGCTTGAGCGCTATGGCAAGCTCTTTCCGTCAACGGGCAAGCCGGGGGAATCCGACGATCCGCGCATCCGCTCGATGTCTACGCATCGGCATCGCGGGTTCGACCTTGTTTTTGTGACCCAGTGGCCGAGCAAAATTCACCACCAGGTGCGTACGTTGGTGGGTTCGCATGTACACATGAATCGTGCGTTTGGCCTGCAGCGTGCCGGCGTGTTGACCTGGGGCAGGGTGCAGCCTGATCCCTACGATGAGCGCCAGCGTGATAAGGCCGAGGAGGAGATATGGTCCTACCCAAAGGACGTATACGCGCGTTATCGCAGTGCCACGCTGCATACGGCAAGCCACAAGTTCAAAGTGCCGGCAAAGGTGTGGCAAGGCCTGTCTATGCTCACCGTGTTTCTGCTGCTGTTGTGGGCCGGGTGGTCATACCTCAAGCCAAAGCCGCAACACCCAAAGGCGCAGGACACTGCAAGCGCGCCGGCGGCGGCTCTTGCCCTGGCGCCCTTGGGCGCGGGCGAGCCGGCGGCGCAGGCCTCCATTTCCCCCGATGAGTACGCTGCCCGCCATAGGCCTCGGATCGCCACCCTTCCATGGTCAGCCCCCGTGTTTGATGAGCGCTCTGTGGTGTCCCAGCCAGAGCTTTACTGCATGTCGTCAGGGCAGGGGCCTGAGACCACCTGTACGTGCCTGACCGAGCAGGGAACTAAGGCCAGGGTGCAGCTTGAAATGTGCAAGCACCTCGCCCTCAACGGGCCGGCTTACAACCCCTATCGCGCGCCTCGCGAGCCTTCCCCATCTGGCCAGGTCGCTGCCGCCTCGGTCTCGCACGGCTCGTTTGCGCAGCCTGTTTCTCCCGCGGGAAGTGCGGTCATTGCAGTGGCGGATCGCCCGATGGCTACGTTCCCTGAGTCGGTGCAGAACCGATACACCGGGAATTAACGTGACGGGTCACGGCTCGACTTGGGGTGTAGGGGCACAGCCCCTACGGTGACGCTTTATCCCGCTGATCGACCGAAGTGTCGTTCTCGGAACTCGCCCAGGTCCACAACGACGACCTTCACCATCTGGCGCTGACCAGCTTTTCCCATGCCGGCCTCGGCCTTGCGCCGGGAGGCATATCCGGCCAACCTCAATTCCATCTGATCGCGCCATGCCAGCCCGGCAAGGCGCTCGGGCGTCATCCGGTCGCCATGCGGGCTGACAAGGTAGTTGCCGCGAAGGCTCCAGCCTGCGAAGGGGCCGCTTAGGTACTGACACATGCATCAATGCTCGCTTTGTCCTTGGGACCCTTGGCAGGCAAGATCGATGCCAGGACCAGCTTGAGCAGGCCGCCGTAGTAGCGCACCCGTGCGATCAGAGACTTTACATAATATACATTATGCGAAATGCTGTAATGGGCTGGCTTGCGCAGTTCGTAGGCTCCCGATGGCGCTGGATCAGGCTCTGGATCGGCTCTTGCTTCCCTACTCGTTCCCCCAACAAGGACGAGATCGAAGCATGAGCGAAATGGACACGCGCGAACGTATCGACCTGACCGGCCCTTGGGCCCGTTTTGGCTTTCAGGCAGGCCACATGTTCGCCCCCGAGGGTCACAGCCTTGAACCGTGCGACATGACCTGGTGGTCGCTTACCTGCAACATAGCCCGGGAATGGCGGCTGATGATGGAGGAAGCGCGGACGAGCTCGGCGCGATCGCTGACCGCTGGAAAGCACTGCGTCACAATGGATTCCAGCGTCGTATATCTACGCGAGTACGTCAGAATTCGCAGAGAACGGCGGCTGGGCGTGGGTGATCCCGGTGCAGGCGCCGATAGATGACCGTGATGGCGATCGCCCTGGCCGCGGTCCTGCTGGGCGCAGTGCACACGCTGAGCAAGACTCACACGCCATGGTCCGCACGGTTCGACGCCAAGAAACCTGGTCCGCTCTAGTTATCGACTCTAGCTTCCCTGCTCAATCCGGAACCAAGTGCCATCGGACTTCCAAGTCACTCAAGCCAGGCCCAAAGCGACTCCGGCTTGAGTGGCTTGCTGGAAGAGCGTTGGAATTGGGCCTAAACGGGAACTCTCCCCGTACCAGCGCAAGTGTTGCACTCATCAGCGTCCTTGGATTTTCCGGTCCCTTCGCAGTTGTAGCATTTGCGGGTTTTCGGCGGGTACATGGCATCGTTAAGGTCCTGAGACCAATCGTGCTCTGCAAGGCTGATTGCCTGGTCCGCCTCTTCCTCGGACTCAAACTCACCAAGCTCAATTTCTCTCCCGCCAAGTACTACTTTTGCGCGAAAGAAAGGTGTGATGGTTCGGCGGCCCTCCAGCTCGACTGAATTGCTTTGGTTCTCACTATCGGTCCGAGACATTGTTACCTCCATTGGTATAACCGCGTAGAAGAGGGATCCTGAGATCCCGTTTCCGACTTGCCCGCAATGCACTTTGTCGCTCGATCTTAGGGTTGCTGCGTCCGGCTAACAAGCGCCAAGCTGCGCCGCGCCCGAATGTTTTCTCCCGCAGCCTGCCTATGCGAGTAGGGATTTGCAGGGGCAATCAATCCGCACGACAGGCGGCTGTTCCCATTGCGCGAGGTACGCCCGAGACGGGCGGCTCCTCCTTCGCGCCCGGAAGTCGCGACCTAAACGCATTCAGCGGGCTGTTCTGCGATCCACTCAACACAGCCCCTGCCCCATTCTGCACCCTCACCGCCTGCACAACCCGCTCTGCCTGCATACGCCGCAGCCGTTCAACATAGGCCAGTCGTCGACGCGACCCCCGCCTTTCATTGGCGCCCGGTCACTCCGCGGCACATTCCTGCACCCAACCGGGTTCACCCACTAGAATGGCTGCCGGCTTCTCTTGGGCATGGGACATGGACGACCAACGCACGGCAAACGCGATTCATACGATCTGGTGGCAGGTGGCGCTCGGCGGCTTCCTTGCGCTTACCGCCCACAGTGTCGTGGAGGCGGCGTACGCCAGGTACCAACTTCAACAGCTTACTCGGCAGTTCGAGGCGGAACTCAAGGCGATGCCCTCCTCGCTTTTGCCGGACGCGCCGACGTCACCGCGCGAGCGCCCCATGCCATTGCGCCAGAACGAGCGCTGCATACAGGGGCGTCGGTTTGAGCGGGTGCAGAACGGCTGGAGGCAGATCAATGCCCCGTGCTAGGTCGCGCATGCCGCGTGCATTGGCCGCAGACCCACGGGCACGAGCGTGAGCGCTGGCGATACGGGCCGCAGCGCCGCCCGCTGGATAGCGCTCGTGGTGTTTCTGGTCATGTTGTTCGGCATTCCGCACAATTCGCCGTGGTTTGGCCTGGTGCTGCTGTATCTGCTGCTGGGTGCGCTGTATGTCGTCGGCGCGATCCTGTGGGTGGCCCTGCGTAGCCGCGGCGCGGCAGCTGCCCTCGGTCGTACGCCGCCGGTGCGCGCGTTGCTTCCTCGCGAGAAGGAGGCGCTTGACTGGTTTGGCCAGCCAGAGCGGGCAATCTGGCGCATGCCGCGCGGGAACGTGGTGGACCTGCTGGCTGCCGTGCGCGCCGCTGGCGCGGCGCCTTCGGTCCACGCGCTGAGCGGTCCGTTCGTGCGGACGGCGAGTGCCGGGGTGTATGAGCGGCGCGATTGCATCGGCGGCGTCGAGGTCCTATTGCTGCCGGGCGCAGAACAGCACCTGCGCGCGGGCAATGACGCGGATGTTCTGCTGTGTGGGCGGTTCGCGGTCGTGCTTGCCCTGAACAAGACGTGGCGTATTGATCAGGCGCGCTCGCTGCTGAAATAG